GCTGCATGGGCCGGATCCACGTTGGCAGCGTACATATCAGCGATCCGACAGGCAGCGGCGCGGGCGTACTGTTCGGTGTTTGCGGCCTTGAGTTGTCGCGATCCGGTAAGCCAGTGCCAGCATTCGTGGACGAAGATCCAGACCAGAGCGATGCCGAGATTACCGGATGAGTAGCCTGCCCATGTTGCGAACCGGACCTGCCCGCCGGCGACGACGCGCATCTCGCCAAGCAGTTGGCCGGGCTTGAGCTGCTCGCGAGCCGCTTGCTCGGCGGCTTTACGGCTGATGGCGAGAGTTTGCCGGCTGACGTAGACCGGGGACTCCTCCCACATCAGATCGCCTCCGTCGCACTCCAGATTGAGCTGGACCGTGATCGTATGGGGGACTCCGTATGTGCTGCGAGTCGATCCGTGGCCGACGACATTGCGATGCGGGCTCGCAATAAACTCGACGCGCTTCAGCCGCTTCGCGTCGAACTGGCCGGCAAACGTGCGGCACCATGCGAGCGCGGAAGCGCAGCGGGAGGCGACTGCTTTGGATGCTTTCCAGGTCATTCGCCAGCGGGTGCTGATTGGCGGTAGGCAAGCTGTGCCCAGGAACCACGATCAGGCGCAATGTTCAGCGCAACAGGCAGCCCGGTTGCCGGGTTAATGCGCGCCATGAACCACGCCGTGCAATCGCGCTCATCAATCTTCACAAGCCACGCATCACCGACCTGCACGCCGTTGGACAGCTTTCGCTTTCTGGCCCAACGTTCGACAATGATCTTGTCAACGCTCGCGATGTTCGTCCCACCGGATTTGACCACCGGCGTCATCGCGACACGCACCGTGAAACCGGCGTCTTCCAGTCGGGTCAGCTCTGTGGTTTCAACAGCAGTGATAGGGTCATCGTCCGCCGACCACGCTGGCGCAATGAGCGCCAGCCCGATAATGAGTGTAAGGATTCGTTTCATATGTTTATGGGTTCCATTTCACTTTTGATGTTTTGACAACGATGTCACTTGCCGCTGTTGCTTGTCCTCCGATCCAAAAGTAACCGTCGCGAGTCCACAGAAAATCGCTTGTAGCTCCCATGTCCGCGTCGGGCACACAAAGCGTGTAGTTAGTACTCGGGTCGGAGTAGAACAACTCAAGCGCATAATTGTTGTAGTCGGTTCCTGTTCCGGTTGCGTACACCGTCCCGCTCAGACGCCAGCTGCCAGCATTGTCGCTGGTCGGGATTGTGGCGAGAATCTTTGGCGTATCTGACGCCGTTGTCGATGTCAGGGCAATAATTTTGCTCTTGCCGTTCGCGTTGGCTGCGTGCGTGCCCGCCGCAGAAAATTCAACATAGGGTGCAGCATCGGACGACTTCACCAGTGTTCCACCGGTGTAAGTGTGTTTATGGATCAGGTGTCCCTGTTCCCACATTGCAAGACCAATGGATTCGAATGCTCCTGAGATTTCACCTGCTGACTCTCCAGCTGCAATTCGGCCAACAAGAGCTAGGTTTCTGCTCGTACCATTTCGCGCCGTAATTGTCTCCGTGCCAGAAGGCGCATTAGTTTCCGTCCAGGTATGGGCAACCACGCCCCCAATCTGGAGCTCAAGCGTCGCGTTCGTTAAGGTCCAACTGCCCGCGCTTTTGATGGTGACAGTATAAAACGACGGATAAGTCAACAATGGTGTTATTTGCGGACTGACAAGAGAGGCTGTTGTAGAAGCGGCGGTTGCACTTATCATGGCCTTCGTTCCTGGAAGTGTCCATCCAGTGCCAGAAGTTGCCCAAGCGGTATTCGTCGCAAACCTGCCGGTGTCGGAAGTTGGGTCAAGCAAAACAGTGTTCGTAGCAATGGCGTTAATGCTCGTCGTAACCGACGAACCTATGCCGGTGTCGATTGGTTCCCAATTCTCGGTCCCTGCGGCTGTTGCTATGTATGCCGTTGCGGTATTCGTGTCCACCATCAAGGCCCCTTTTACTCCAGACCGATAAGCAGCTGGAGGAACGCTATCACTGGCAGGGGACCACTCGCACAATATAGCGGCATCAGTAGCTACTTTAGCTCCGTTATAGATGAACGCTATCGCTGGGGTCTCGTACACATTGTTGCGGTCTACAAACCGTTGCGCCCAGCCTGACTGAATAAAGTATAAGTATGTTGATCCAGTCACATAGTTGTTTTCGACACTCCATTGATCAGGATCGGCAGTGGCTCTGTACGCACTAATAAAGTACGTGCAGCCACTGACCGTGTTGTCTCGCACCTTAACGTTATCTACAGTCCCTTCGTACACGCAGATAAACATTTTGGTCGTGCCGTGTGTGTTGCGGCTGTTGTTGTTTGCGATCAGCACGCGCTCGATTGTATCTACGGTGCTCTGCAAATGGACGTCCCAAGCGGCCTGACTTTCGATAAACAGATTGTTAACTATAGATACATCGCTCACCGTAGTTGCATCTGTTCTATATATCATCACATTGAATATGCCACGGTCAAGAGCTGACGCGCCGCCCATACCAACGAAAGTATTGTTGCTGACGAGCGCATGAGAGTGTCGCAAATTAAGGCCACCCGCCCCGTAGAAATGGCAGTTTTGAACCACGCAGGAATTGTATACGTTCGCGTAGAGTGCTTTTGTGTAACCGGCGTAAGCGGCACCGCTCAACCCAGTATCGCGATAGGTCAACTGGTCGAAGGTGCAGTTTTTGATGATGACATTTGCATCCGCGTCTCCGACATAAATCTGGCCTCCGTGGTTGCCCCACATTTGCCCGCTGAACGTACAATTGTCAATGGTGTTTATGCCTGTCACGCTAGCACTGATCGAGTTCAACCCCATGTTTTCAAACGTACAGTTGGCGACGTAGAATGATCCTCTATTAGTCTCATAGTTCGACTGCGCAGAGAGCAGAACACCATTAGTCATTCCAGCGCCCAAACTTCCGCCCGCGTCGAAGGCGATGCCATCAATCCTAACATTGATCGCTGGTGTAGAGTCCGTTAGCAGGCTGCGGCCCATAAGGCAATTGATCGTATATGTACCAGTCGCCGCCCGCGACACACGCGGCTTGCCAACGCCAACGATGTTCAGTTGGTTCGACGCGTTTGTTCCTGATGCTACTGTCCCGAGCGCCACGGCGCATCTGTATGCCTCGCCATCAGCGGTCGCGCCCCAAGTCCAGTCACCGTCGATGTAGATTGTCCCGCCGCCAAGTGGCATGATGTAGTCGCGCGCCGAGCGTAACGCAGCGCCGAGGTCGGTCCTGTCAGCAGCCCACCATCGCGCATACACCGCGTTAGTGTCGCACTGTCTTACCCACGCGCCAGAACCTTTGCCTGTGGTAGCGTCGATAACAACTCCACCGTCAGCAGTGTATCCTGTGGCCTCATAGCGGAACGCGCCTCCACGCAAAGCGTCTGTGACCAGGACGAGAGTGGACGCTCCGCTGTACGCTGCTAGCGCGGTCAGGTCCGCGACGATGTTTGTGTAGGACTGAACGATGTTTGTGTAGGACGGAACGCTGTTCGTTACCCACTCAGAAATCCCCAGCAAAGCACGGGCCGCGGCTTTGTTAGCGGCGGATGTCAGGTCCTTACGCGTGAAGACGTTGCTCTTGATTATCTGCGCGTGGGCAGTCAGTCCGCACAGCGCAGCGAGAAAGATTAGGCGTGTGGTGTAGTGCATAGGGCGATAACTGTTAGGTTGTCTGCGTTGTATTGGACCGAGTATATTCTAAAAGTTTTTGAGTCGTAAGTAATCTTCTGGCCAGGCGTGGGCGTGCTACTAGGTCGGAACGCAAACGACATAGTAAGCTCCTCTTCCTTTCCGCCAACGGTCACAGTGTTCCCTTGTTGTATGTGCGCCGGCACGCAGGCATAGCTTGTACCAGAATATGTGAGCGTGTCTGATACTGCGCTCAGTAGTACAGTTGCGCCTTCGTTTGCTATAGCGGCTAATGGCATATTAGACGAGTTGCTCCCAAGCAGAGCCATTCCAGAAGTAAAGGCCCTGGAATGACGTCGTATAATGAAGTGCGAATGCGCTTTTACCAGCGTCCAATCCAGGATCATCAGTAGGAGCGTCGCTAACGATATTGATGACTGTAGTCCCACTACCTGTCCCACTACCTGTTACGCTAGACCCATAACTAATGCTGAGCGTCTCACCAGTGTTTGCGTCGCTGATAGCAGTACCGATCGCAGATCCAGTGCTATAAGTCTGCGCCAAACCTCCAGCCGCAACCGCAACAGCATCCCCAAATTGAATTCGAGAACACTTTATGGACAGAGCGAGTGTGCCGCGGAATGCGGCCACCGGAGTGACTGTAAGACCGTCCGTCGTTGTCGCTTCAATCGTGACTGACCCAGACTTGCTAAGAGTCGGTATCGTGCTACCACCGAACGCGATTGAGAACGTGCCCGCTGTGTGTGACGATACAACCCAAGTGATCGTATACCTGCGGCCTGCCACCGGCGCCTTGGGGTAACTTAGCGCGCTTGTGTTCGAGGTTGTGTGCGCCCAGCCAGCAACCCACCCACCAGTCCAGTTTGTGCTGGTCCAACCGCTCGCGCTCAGAAACTCGATTGAGTCAGTGGCAGTCACCCCGGCAGGATCGCCTGAGACTGGATGAATCGTCACGATTTCACCTGTGCCTGCGCTGTTCGCGCTAACGCCGATGGGAGTTTCACCAGCGCCGCAAAGTGCGCATTGTGTTGCAGCGGTGCCGGCCTTGACAAAACGGTTGGCTGTGACTGCCGACTCTGCGATTCGTGTGATAGTCATTGCGCGCCTTTCTTAATGCTATTAGTCAGCCCGTGAGTCAGCGTTGCTGTCGAATACTGCGCCAGCGCCAGCGGGCACAGCATGAGAAGCAGTGTCGAGAGTAAGAGCCTTTTCATTTTGTGTCCGCCTTGCTCACGCGCTGGGAGAGGAACATAACCCAGCGCGTGAGCTGGGGCTGGTTGGTTAGTTACTTGACCTTGCGTTTCTGCTCTTCGGAAGTCTGCTCCGGCTTCGCAACACGAAGCTTCTTGAACTCGGAGGCGAACAGGACTTCGACCCACTTGCCAGTCGAGTGTGCCGCGCGCGCCTCCGCGAACTCGCGCCGTTGCTCGGCATAGGGAATGTCTACGCCGTGGATAATCGCGGTCTTACCTGCCGCGTCGATTCCCAGCGTGATTGCTCGTCTCATAGTGTTACGATCTCACAAGGATTTTCAGTTTGTTGGTGTCACCGGCTGCGGCACCGAAGACAACATCGTAGGATGCCCAGGTGGTACGCGACGCATTCGAGAACCACGAGCACGCAAGCACGGTAAGTCCGAGTCCTTCGACTGTGGCAGTTTCCGTGACAATGCTAGAACCACTGCCGAACGAGACCGGAAGACCGCTAGCAACTGCGATCGCATCAGGATCACAGACAACGCCAACGGTATTGGACACGGCGCCGGTCCAGTCGTTCTGCGCTACAACCATGTCGAAGCCGTAGGGCTTCAGGCCTTCGCGTCCAGGAATGTCACCGCTCGTAAGCCCGAAGTAGTTCACGTCCTTCGGCAGCAGGTATGCGAGATGTCCCCAATCGAGCACCAGATTTTTTCTCGGCCAGTTTTTGGCCAGCGCCAGAATCGCCGGCAGATCGTCGCGGTCGAAGCTGGCAGCCGCGCCGATAACAGTGACCCCACCGCCGTAGGTAGCAGTCGCAAGCAACGTGGTCCAAATGCTGGAGATTTTCTTGGCGAGATTGATGGTAGCTCCCTCGGCAAGAGTGGCCATGCGGAAGCCCTGATTCTGCGCGGCATTGTCCAGGTGGAAGCTCGCAGTGTACTGGTTCATAGTCACGCTGATTGGGTCAAGTTTGCTATCGCCAGACTCGAAGTTCGTCGCGTTAGTCTGAACCGTCGGACCGCTCGTGTGTTTCGCGACAACCACAGTTGCTCGCGGTCGAATCCGATCCAGTCCGAAGTCACGAGAGAAAGCAGCCAGAGGAGCGAGTTGCACTTGCGCGGTCTGGACGAACTGCTCGGCCAGGAACGCTGGGACCAGGGTAGTACTCAGAGTGTTCGCGTTCATCGGGTCATACCCACGAAGTCGATGAAGTTCCGGCAGGTGATTGCGCAGAAACTCGTAACGTTCGCGTGTGCCTTTCGGTTTCTTCTCCAAGTCGTTGAGAAGAGGATTTCCGATGTTCACAACGCCGCTCGGCTGTGGAGTCTGATTCTCTACCACCGGGAACGCCTTGAGGTTTTCGAGGAGTCCCTCGTTCTTCAGCACGTCCGGCAGCCACTTGGCAACGTCGATGCTGGGTCGCGTCGCGGCAATGTTGTGGAGCTGGTTCGTGATCCTGATTTTCCGCTCGGACTCAAGCGCCGTCCGCAGGCGCTCAAGTTCCGCGTTGTGATCAATCACGTTCACGGGTCTGATGTCCGGCTGAGGGTTAGGCCCCGCCGTGTTTGTTGGGTTATCCATAGGTTTCGGCTGGTTTGTGTTTTTCTTTTCCGTCTTGGCGGGGCTTAGTCCGCCGCCCGCTCCAGGCACACACTTGAAGCGGGAAAGGTTGAAGTTGTTAGGTTGCGCCGTGCTGTCTGTGACTTCATCCGCAAGCCCGATCTCGTGTGCTTCGATGCCATCCATCCAGGTTGTGGCACGCATGAGGTCACGCATCTTCTCTTTCGACTTGCCAGTCTTGTCAGCGTACATTTGCGCAACCCGGTCACTCTCATTGTCAAGTAACTCGGCCTGCTCGCGCATAGTCTCAGAGTCGCCGATTACGAAGCCTTGTGCGTCGTGAATCATCATGCGCGCGGTCTTCGGCATGACCACCTTGTTAGCCGCGCACGCAATCCAGCTTGCGGTGCTAGCCGCAAGCCCATCGACGTACGCAGTAACGTCGGGCTTGCGCGAAGCTACCGTGTTGTAAATCGCAAGCCCGTCGAACACGTAGCCGCCGGGAGAGTGTATGTGCAGGTCGATAGGGCCTTGTGGAATCGCGTCCCACGCTTCGAGAAACTCCTTCGGATCATTGCCGCTGCCATCCCAGTCCCTGCCAATCATTCCGTAAAGGAGGACTTTCGTGCTCTTTGCGCTGTTCGTGATTTCCCAAAACGGTTTCACTTCTTTTCCTCCTCTTCAGTGTCAGGCTTCTCCTCCTCTTAACTCGGAGCTTGCGCGGCCTGTTGCTTTCCGTTGATGTTCGCAATGTCACCAGGGTCGACACCGTACTCTGCCGCGAGCTCTTTGATGTAAGCAGCCTGCTCTGCTTTCCTGCGAAGCACCGTGCGCCAGTCGAGTCCCCTCGGTGAAAGGATAGTCTCCAGGTCGTCCGTTCCGGCCTGGAGACTTTGGAGGTTAGCCGACATAGTATAACCTATGTCAACGTTTACTCCTCTTGGCGGGAGCACATTCGCCGCCCAGTATTCGGTTGGCGCTCCGGATAGTTCCGGTGTGTTCCGAGCGACGGACATAACATAGCCGTAGATGTCACGACACGCATCGGCAATGACGCTTGAACGCTGGGCGAAGAAAGATGCAGCTAGGTCGAGGCTCCCGCGGTACACAGTCCCTTGCATACTGTCTGGGTCTACCATCACGTAGGGAATACCTACCCCAATGCAGATCGCTTTCGTGATGAGTTGCCAATGTTGGCGCTGTTGCTCTGTGGGTCGAGTTGCAATGAATTGCTTGATGTCTTCACCGTTCCCTAACGCAATGGCCATTGCGCCTGTCGCATCCTCGATTAAGTCCGTGGTTGTCTCGGTTGTCGCTGCGCCGCCCGCTGTGCTGTTGCTGCGAGTGACCTGTGACCTGCGGAATCGGAGCGGGTCGAATGTTCCGGTTGCATTCGTCTTCAGCACACCGAGAGTCCCGGCCAGCTTTGCAACCTGCATCTCAAGCTTCCATAAATCATCAAGATCATGGAGCGCGTTGAGAACAGGGGATAGAAACGAAGTCCCGCGATACTGTCCTGGACGCTGTGGCTCGAATAGGTGCCACACCCTTTCAGCGGGTACAACCTCGATTAGCTTGAGTCTTCCCGCGTCTTCCTCAGCGTGAACTGCGTATCCTGTCGGCCTCCCGTTCGAGTCAACGAATATCCCATCAATCCACTGCTTGTTTTTCTCCTGTCCGTCTGGCGTGCGGATCAGATGGCCCTCGATGATCTGCACCCTCGGCCCGACCCGGCCCATCGACTTCAACACGAATGTTTCGCCGTCGATGAACCATGTCCGCGCCATCAGGCCTTGCAGTGTGCCGAAGCTTTGCCTGCTCGTGGCATCCGGGAACTTGCACCATGTCTGCCACCAGTCACTGGCCCGCTTGTTCCATTCGTCATCCTCCGTTGAAGGCTGAACCACTAAGCCAGTGCCTACCGTGCCAGACTCGAAAATGTCAGCTAGCTTGTTGACGAGCCACGAGTTGCGCTCGTAATACCTAGCCTTCTGGGCGAGTGTCTGCCTTGACGCTGTTGAAATATCGAATCGCGCTGAAGTGTAGGTGGACTGAATCCTACTCCTGCGCGTCGAATACTGCGCAGCCTCGTACACGTTGCCAACGAGTAACCTGGCCAGCCAATGGCGGAGCGCGTTTACCATTGGTTCATCCCCGCGAATTCAACCGAATGCTGATAAACGTCCGGCAACCGGCCTGTCATTTCGGCAGCAATCTCGGCGTTGGTAGCCTCGTCGTCGTCGAGGTAGGTTATGCAAGTGTCGCACAACTCCAGAAGCCGTTGCCACATTTGGACGGCATCTTGTTGTGACATGCCAGCGGAAGCTGGATCAAAGAAGGAAGTGCTAACGCCGTTCATGCTGACGCTAGCAACTGACCGACCAGAGGATACGTCGCCGAAAGTAGAAGCAACCTTAGCAGCTAACCAAGTGCGCAACGCCCCAGCGCTGGCTTGCGACACCGCGTAGGTGACTGCCGCCCGGTAGGTTGATGCTGCTATTTGCGCCACGCGAATAAGGTACGCGTGGGCAACTAAACTAGTCTAGTGGTAGTTGTGGCAGTTGCGGCAGTTGCGGCAGTTACGGCAAGTCATCAATCAATCCCATAGCCCGTAGTGCTTCTATGACCTTCCCCTTGCGATACCGAACGAAGCGCAGGTTGAAGACTCGCCGCGCAGGCTTCAGCCCCCATCGCGTTTCATTGCGACGCACCTGGTCGACACTCACGTCGAGCAGTCGTGCAATGTCCTTGCGCGATAGGTTGTCACTCATTGCAGCGGCAAGCACCATTGCAGGCGCTGGATAAGTGCTCGCACGTCGGCTTCTTCCAAGACCGCGAACAGTTGATCTTTGTTGAAAAGTCCGTCGCGGCATTCGCAGTTGAAGTCCATCTTCAACGATTCTCCGGTTTTCTGTGCGCGGTCGAGTTTATCGCAGAAGTCACCGGTGTCGTTTGATTCTATGGCTCCGTTGATTGATTGCGCGAGAAAGTCCGCTTCCCATGTCTGACCCTTGATTTGCAGTTCGCCAAACAGGTATGGCTCATACTTGGAAAAGACCGTGTTTTCGGGCATCGCTCTGAATTGTTCAAGGTTCAGTATTCTCATGTTCCTCTTATTCCGTCGGCAGTGTTGGCATCAGGCCACACCACATTGCAAATGCGAGTTGCATTACCTCGCAGTCAAGCAAGTGGTTCGGCCATCTCTGACTGCGCTTCGTCCACGTCCGAGTTGTCTTGCCTGTCTTTTTGCTCGGCTGTTGGTCTAGGTACTCAGCATCCAAGTGTTGCCAATACTCCTCAGTAGCTACGTCCTTGGCCACAGCCCATGTTATCGACAAGTCTTTCGCTTGCTCTGGGTCGCGCAACACTGCGAGCAAGTCCTTGAACCAGTCCGATGCGAATTCGAAAAGGACAATCTCAGCCTTGCCGGCATCGGACGTTCCAGCAAACGGGTCGATGAACCTTGTGAAGTACGGGGCTTGTGCTTGCGTGTCCGGCTGTTTCCAGGTCTTCCGGTGCGGCATTCCCTTTGCCGGGCACCATCCAGTCCCGAAGTGTTTGCCGCGTTCCTCAAGAAAAGTGAACTCTGAGTAAGCAGCGCAACGCCGATACACTTCTGCGTCCGAGCGCGCACCCCAGCCTGAGTCAACCATGACGCCAGCATCAGGAACATTCTCGTCGGTCTTGATCTTGTGTAAGTCTTCCCATGTCTCAGCGTGCCCAGCCTTCACTGCGGTCGACACCGTGCTAGTCTCTGAGTGTTCCCATGTCCGAACAACGTACCAGAAGTGCGGGCTTCCGTGCTGGCAGTCAACCGTCATTATCCTCGATGCCTCAGCCTTGGCTTCTGGTTTTGAAACGACAACCTCGACCCTCTGAGTCCGCATGTCCTGCCGCATGAATGGCTCTGATAGCGCGCCGTTGACGAAGCCGCGCAACCCAAGGAATGACTTCTTCGCACGGAGGAACGCGACAGCCAGCGCACCGA